AGCAGCGGTGGTACAGGTTGACGATGTCCGCCCACATATTGGCGAGGTTCTCGCGGAAGGTCAGGCGGAACCGGCGCTGAGGGTAGGGGTGCGTCAGCTTGGGATAGCGGGCGCCGCCGGCCGTGCGGGTGACGACGACGTTGTACTCGTCGGAGTACGACGACCCATAGCTGATGTCGCCGGAAATGCGCTGTTCGATGAAGGGGTGGCTCATCTAAATCTTCCTGCGCCAGAGAGCGCGGACAGCACGCCACGGCCCAGCTCGCCGCCGGAGCGGCGGACGTCAGCGGCGCCGGCGCCCCCGTTGAGGTATTGGTTGACGATGACGGTATGGCCGCTGCTGCCGTTGTTTTGCGCGGCGGGGACGATGCGCTCGCCACGGTGAATCTGCGCGATCATGTCGCGCGGGACGTAGGGCGTGCCGACGGCGAAGCTCGGCAGTTCTGCGGACAGAAACTTCAGCCCTTCGCCGATCCAGCCGCCGATGCCGTTGCCGGAGCCGATGTCGCCGAACAGGCGCTTGCCCAGATCGGCGGCGACGGCGTTGGCGATCATCCGGCGGATGGCGGTGCCGAAGCCCTGCAGCATTCCTTCGACGCCAGCCTTGAAGGGGTCGAACAAGAAATCTGCGAAGGCGTCCTGCGTGTTCTTCGCGGCCTGGATGGCGAACTGGTCGAGGTCGGAAATCGTTTGCTTGACGCTCTCCGTTTGCGCGGCAATGCGTGCGGTTGCGGCCTCGGTGAATTGCTCCTCGGTGATTTTGATCTTCGGGTTTGTGGATAGCAAAGCATTCTGGAGAAAGATCATGTCGTCGCGCAGCTTTTCGAGCTGGGCGGTCGGCGTGGCATCGAGCAGGTCATTCAAGCGCTTGAGTTCGTCGGCAGCGGCTTTCGTGGCGCCGGTCAGGTCGTCGCGGACGGCCTTGACGATAGCGGGATCGAGGCCGGCGGCGGCGATCTGATCGAGTTTGGCAAGCTCGTCGGTGAGCTGCTGCGCCTTGACGATGTCGGTCTGGTCGATCGCCCGGGCGACGCGCTCGGCGAGGATCGCGTCGTAGTCGGTGACGGTGCCGGGCTGGCGGGCGCGCGCGGCGGCTCCGCCTCCCCGGCCGGCCTTCTCGGGTTTCTGGGCGCGCGAGGTATAGGCGAGGCGCTTCTTGGCGGGCTCGCCGCCGGCGAGAATCTTGTCGATCTTATCGCGCACCGATGGGGCGTTGCCGAAGCGCTGGGCCATGTCCTCGTTGGCCGCCTCGTTGAAGCGCCGGCGCGAGGCAAGCAGTTCGCCGATCTTGGCTTGCCCTTCATCGGTGAATCCGGCGCCAACGGCAACAGCGGCCACCTGAGCGAAGGTGGCGATATCGTTGGCGACGACGGCGAGCGAGCTGCCGACTTGCAGAATGCCGAGCTTGGTCGCATTGAGGAAATCGAGCAGGCTGGCCAGGGCTGGAATCATCGAGATGACGATGCTTTTCGCCCAGGCTGAACCCTCGGCGTTGGTTCGGTTCCACGCCTTTTCAAGCGCTTCCGCTGCGGCGGCCTGTTCGCGCGTGAGCTTGCCTTGCAGCTTCTCTTCTTCGGACAGGTCTTTCAGCAGCGGCAGCAGCTGCGCGCCGGACTTGCCGAACAGGTCAAGCGCCAGGGCGGTCTTGCCGGCGCCGTCGGCGTACTCGCCGAGCGCGTCGGCGACTTCCTTCAGCGACTGCGCGGGATCTTGTTCGCGGAGCTTTTCCGCTTCCAGGCCGATGGCGGCCAGGGCGTGGCCGGCGCCTTTCGATTCTTCGTCGGCGCCGGCGAGCGCCTTGGATAGCCGGATCAGACCGGTTTCGACGGTGCCGATGTCGATGCCGCTGATTTTGGCGACGCGGGCCAGGCCGGATAGGTTTTCTACCGACGCGCCGGTCTTTTCCGACAGGTCGTCCATAGCGGCGGCGGCGCTGATGGTGTCGCTGATGAGCGCCTTGAAAGCGCCCAGGCCGGCGAACGCGGCGAGGCTGGCGGCGACGCCTCCGAATCCGGGAATACTGGAGATGGCGCCGGACAGGGTCTGTATGCCCTTGGTCGCCGAGTCGATTCCGGCCTTGGTGTTGTCGACCGCCGTGATGACGATTTTGGCGCTGTTGTCAGCCATTGATCTGCTCCAGTACCGCGCTTTCCATGATGCGGATGTCGTCAAATACCTGCCGGCGGGCGGCCTTCGGGACGCCGGAGAAGCGCATCACCACGGGCAAGGAGGCGTAGCGCATGCCGGTGTAGCGGCCCGTCATGCCGTTGCGCTCCCATTGCGTCTGCATGGCGAGGAAGACGTCAAGCGACTGGGCGTTGTCTGGCCAGACTTCGACGGCTTCCGGCTCCGGTACGGCAGCCACCGGGATCCCGAAAGCTGCCAGTGCCGCCGGGTCCGTTGGGCTGCCGACATCGCCAGATGCTAGACGGCTGGCGACCTGCCGGAGTTTTTTACCCTCGCCTCCGTCAGGGCCCGCAGGTAGCCGACGGCCAGGAAGTGGCCACGCGGCTGGTAGGCTTCGATGAACCAGCGGAAGTCGGCCGGCGAGAACGGCAATGGCGTGCCGTCTTCCCGTAGAACGTCTTCGCCCCAGTCGATAACCACTTCGAGCAGCGAATCGGCGAGCGGCCGCTCATCGATGCTTTGGCGCCATCCGGCAAGCTCCTGCTGGGTCTTGTGGCGGAAAGTGAATTCCACTTGGCACTCGGAGCCATCGATTTCGATAAAGGTGACGGTTCCGGAGAACCGCGGCGCGGGGTTGATCTTGATTGGCATCAGTGGATCACGATCTTGAGCTCGTCATTGCCCGACGACGGCACGGCCCGGAAGTCGAAACCGATCATCAGCTTGCCGTTGACGTCGACTTTCTTGGGATTGATGATCTGGACAGCCGGCATGAAGATCATTGCTTTATAGCCTGCCGTGGTGCCGTGCATCAGGCCCATTGCCTGCGTGGTGTTGGCCTTCACGGTGCCCATGAAGGTGACTTCCTGCGCGGCCGTGAGGTCGAGCGCAAGAGAGCCGGTGACCGAGCGCTGGCTGATGTCAACCGTCTCACCGCCGAGCAGCGGGGTGTAGTTGACGGCGTTGCCGATGTCGAGCTCGAGGCCTTGCGACGGGTAGCCGGTGCCGCCGGTGAGCGTCGGCGTCGCGGCGGTATAGGTGCAGCCCAGCGTGACGTCGCCGGTGTTGGCGTCGGTGATCACTGCGGGCGTCTTGAAGCCCGTCAGGGTGAGCGCCGACGGCGTCGCGGCGGTGACTCCGCCATCGATGCCCTGGAAGCTGAAGCTCAGGACCGGCCGGCCGGAGACGCCCATCTTGACGGCGAAGTTGCCCCGGCAGCCCTTGGCGATGTGCTTTACGCCATCCGAAAAGTAGTAAATCACGACAGAGTCGGCGACTGGCGTGACCGGGTTGTATTCGGTGCGCACGCCGCCCGTTGCCGTTTCGGCGAATCCGCAGGCACGCAGCAGCGGGCCGTAGGCCGGCGCCGTGCCGGCCGTTCCGGATCCGGCAAGCTCGACGTCGAAAGCGAGGCCGACGTAGGCCGTGCCGACGAGTTGCTCGCTGTTGCCGAGGTAGGGGCGGATCAGATCGCGGTCGACGTTGGTGGCGTTGAGCGGCTCGATGCTGACGTTGCTGACCAGGAGGGCATTCGCGCCTTCCGTCGGCGTCGAGTCGACGCCGTAGGTGCTTTCGATCTTGGCCAAGATGGCCGTGTTGCGCATGTAGCGAGCGGGCATGGGTTACGCCTCCGGCGGGGTGTCTGCAGGGTCGCCGGGGACCGGCTCGGGCTCCGGCGGACGGTTTGAGGGTTCGCCTGGCCGGCGCGGCTGAATCATTGGCATATCACATGGCTCCCAGTGCGGTCCGGTAGAGAATGCGCAGGCGCAGGGTAACGCCGGCATCGTCGTAGTCTTCGATTTCCCAGGTGACGCTGCGGCCTGGCAGGATTTGCACGTCGCCGCCCAGGCCGAGGTCTGGCGTGGTGACGACAGCGGCGTAGACGTCCGACAGCGTCGCGTCGGCGGCCTGGTCAGGGATGTCGCCGCGGGCGTAGATTTCCACGGCGACGGTCAGCAC